AGTTGTTTTAACTGATAAATCAAGTTGTGATGGGTCTACAAATCCTCGCATTGCTGCTACAGCAGGTCCAGAAATTCGGCCTTTTGCATATAAGAATTTAATTCCTACACTAACACGGTCATAAACATCAAGTTGGTCTGCGATAGCTCCATTCTCTGCTGCCCACGCTGTTCCACCTTTGGAAGTTAATGGTACGTAATCATAAGTTAAACCTTTTACAGCTCTTCGCGGTAAAATGTTTCGCAATGGTGTTTCCCTTACAGTTCGGTCGACGATTTGGTTGTCAACATAAACTGGGACTAGAGCTGTACCTGCTGTACCTGCTCCACCTGTTTGCGTATCGATGGATACTTTTTGTAACGATTCTGAAATCTCTTGTTTTTTATTCACGCCTTGGAACGGGTTCCAATACTCTTTACTAGTTCCGCCGAATTGGTCGTCGGATACTTGTAATGAACCAAAAGAATCAGCAAACGATTTCTCAGCAGTAAATCCTGCTGGTCTTTCACTAAATGTTGCTTTGTTCATTTTTATTTATCTCCGGATAACTGGAATACCAGTCTCCTGTTTTTTCTTTGTTTCACCATCTTGTGGTGTATCAAATGTTGCTTTTAAGACGGGGGATTTTTTCAAATCTTCAATATCCTTTTCAAGCTGTGTATTCTTCACTTTCAAATCTTCGATTTCTTTTGATATATCAATAGAAATATCTTTTTCAGCTTCAGGTTCTTCTGCTACTTCAGGTTCAACTTCAGTCAGTTCTTTTTCAAGTTCTGTCACTCGTTCCTGAGATTTTTCTAATTCTGCATCAACAGAGGCCTTAGATGTTTCAAGGTCCAAATACTCTTTTTCAGTATATATTTTTTCTTCCATTTGAGTTTCCTCATATAGTTTTTTCTCGAATTTCTTAGCCATAGCCATAGCCATTCCATGTCTATTAGACGGGATTGCTACAAATGAAGCTTCAATTAATTCAAGATCAGTATAAACATTAACAGATTTACCGTTAATTTTTTCTGTTTTTCTATCTTTTACAATAGCACCGATTGATATTCCACATTCAGCACCATCATCTAATAACCCTTTAATCATTTTTGCACTTGGGTTTGATAAATAGAATTTTGGTTCTGCAACTAAGGCAGTATGTTCACCAATTTGTTCAAGACGTTTATTAGTCCATTCACCAATTAGGTTTTCAATCTTATTTTCATGGTTTAAGAGTATAGCAGTTTTTCCTTTATTGTCACCACACACTTTTTGTAATGCAGCTTTAGATACTATTTCGCCATCTCTGTCTATTGAATCATCAGAAAGAATAGCGAGATATTTACCTGTACTACTTTTTATAAGTGATTGGAATAGCTCAATTTTCTCAACAGTTGATTCTGTTGTTGATTTTTCAATATTAGATTCTACCATAAGTATATATAATATAACAATTAGTATTTAAATAATTTCAAGAATCAGGCTTTATTTGACGAAATTCTATCGCACTTCTGCAGTTTGGATGTCCGGGAGGATAATCAAATCTTTGTCCTGTTACGTCATCAACAAACTGTTCATCGTACGGGATACCTTTATCGAAATATTTTTTATGAAGTCTATCACAAAGCTCAGAAGTATGATTATCATGAACAGATGTCCAAGCCTTATTACCTTTAACACCGGATTCTTCATACCCAGTTATTTTTCCTTCTGAAATGAAACGTGTTGTTTCTGTCCGTGCGATTCGTTTCGCTTGTGATGTAGCAACACCGTCAAAGATTTCTTTAATATGGTCTATCATAACAGTCTTACTTGTTTGAGTTTGTACATCTTCAGCGATTTGTCTCAAAACTCGAGCCTGAATCTCTTTAGTAGCGCCTTTAATACCGTACCACATCTTACCATGAATACTATATCCGTTTAACTGTTGATTCTCTAAAATACTTAGCTTACTTGAAAACTTAGCAGTGAAGCCAATATCAACACCAGTCTCAGCTTCAGCTGATTCCATACCAGCAGTCATACCTTGTTTAACGTATTTTCGAACTACACTAAGGAACGGTCTTGTATTTATCGTGTTCAATGTAGCTTGTACGAATTGACCGAATGTTTTCTTTAAATACGATTTGTCAACCGTTACATCTTCCAATCGTTTGGTTACTTTATGTTTCCATAACTGAACGTTCTTAACAAAGAAATCAGAATAATCATCTGATTCTTCAACTACATCTTCACCAGCGTCTAATTCTTTTTTGAAATTTACTTCAATATATTCATCTTCGTAAACAACCTCTGGTTCTTCAAGTCCTACTATTTCTTCAATCTTGATAGCATTAACTAAATAAGTATTAAAAAAGTGGTTAAGTACTGCTTCGTATTCAATCTCGTCTTCAACAGCGAAATCTAATATACTTTGTAGTTCTATGATAGTATAATACCCATTTGTATCCTTAGCTTTAAAATAAAATAAATATGATTCAGCTCGTTCTATGTAATGCATCTTTGTATGATTACTTAACTCACGTTCATACATTTTCCAAAATCCTTTAAAATCTATTTTTATCATCGTTTTTTCAAAACAGATATTGAATAGTACTCAGTATTATTGTAAGTAATATTCCTGTGATGGCGCTATATTTAGCAATCTGTACTTTTATATCTAACATATCTTTTGAATGGTCATCTTTTATTAGCTCATTTTGAATTCTATTTTTGTCAATATTAATAACATTAGTTGCCACTTTACTATTTAATTGTCGAAGATGTTCATTGATAGAAGATATATTTTCTCGTATAAATATTACATGTTTTAAAATTTCGTCTTTTTGCATAATAATCCTATCTCATATTCTTTTGATTTATCATTTCTTAAACCCGTATAGTATGTAATACCAAATCCACCCAAACAACATAACGAACGTGCCGTATAATGTTGCCCATGGCCAATGATACCATTTTGTGCAAGACTGGTATAGTCTTTTGTAAAAATTAATGTTTGATTGCCAGTATGACATAGTATGAGGATTGAACTCTAAATCATGCATATTACATGCAAATTTAAACGGTCCATCTGGTATAATAACATTGAAAGGGTCTGGTCCACATCCGTTTGGTTTAATCTGTCCTGGTTTCATTTTTGATTACCACGTTCAATTACTGATGTTAATTGTATTATTTTATAATGTCATACAGTATTGTCCGTATTGAATCAAAACTGTTTTTAAATCACCGAAAGTAATTGTGTGGGTTGTTCCTGAAATGTCTTTTATTGGAACTATATATGCATCAGGTTTCCCGGATACCGTCATAAGTTGTATAAGTCTACTAAATGCGTTCTGATCATGGTCTTCAACAGCTAAGCTATATCCTAACCCCGTATCGAATCCAGTATCTACTGCTGTTTTCTTAGCTTGTGCATCTGCGTATGTATCTTGTTCAGCCTGTGTTTTAGCAACTATGCTCCATGATATAGTTAATGCACCTTGTGATAATGTTTCTACTCGTTGTAAGTTTTGTGTTGTTACATCAAAAATAGGTTGACTTTCTGTAACTAAGTCTACCCATCTCCATTCTGTAATTACCATACTAGATGGATTGTCACTAGAATTTCTACGTCTTCCATTTATAATTTCTATTTCCATATTTATATACCCCACTTAGTTGATAAGTAATCTTCAATATCAGATACTAATTGTGTACTGTAATCATCAAATATAATAAACTCTCCTACTTTTGTATTAGGCTCTGCGTTTTCTGCTCTATTAGTGTTCAATAATAATTCTTGTACATCATCTAAATCTGCACTAAATGACGCCGTTCCTAATTGAGTGCCATTATATCGCATGCTTGCTGTACCTGTTCCATCGTATGTCACTAACCAAATACCATCACCATCTCTATCAACATCTGAAACAATTACGTGTCCTTGAGTTGAATGAACTCGCCCTCTGAAATAACCCGCATTCTCTGCTTTTAACTGAAAATCTTTCACCGAATCTGTACTAAATAATGATTGTAAATCATTACTAATTGAATCAATTGTTCCTGCCCAAGCAAATATGAAAGCATTATTAAACCCTGAAACCGAATCATTTTTTAAATATTCTGCCCCTACAAAAGTTAATACATTATTACCGTTAATTGTATCAGTACCTGAATCAGGACCTGTACCGGGTGGCGTTAAATCATATCCGTTCCCACTTTTATCATCAATTTGTGTTACTTCACTACCACTTGTCGTAATTGTACCCGTATCACTTGCATCATACCAAGCAATCAAAGATTCATCTGAGGGGTCCCAGCCACCTGTTACAAATCTATACGGATTAATTACTGAAACCATTTTATGTTAAATACCCCACGAAATGAATTTTATATCCAGCACCAGCAATAGTACTTCCGACTGAATCTTGATCAACCGTTAATAAATCACCTTTAGTGAATGTGTAACTATTAGTTGCACCTGTAAAATCACCAGTACTTGCTTCTGCAGTGAATGCGGATGCACTCATACTAATAACTGAATTAAGAATAGTTGTACCACCGTCTTCAACATCGACTGTTGCGGCACTACCTGTTGGAGCTGTAGAAGCTGTTAAATACACTCGAGTAATAACACAATCAAAAGGTACCCGGTCAGATATTTTCTGTCCTGTTGTTTGTGCTGTTGTTTCGTCACCAAGAGCATACGAGAATAACGGTAGATTTTGAACCGTGTTAGCTGTCAAATCAATCGTTTTATTAGTTAATATTTGTGTAGCTGTTAACCCTACTAATTGTTCTGATATAGTTGCAGGGTCGTATGTACTCGCAGCCAGGGCACCGCCAGCACTTGCGAAATCACTAATCAACACTTTTTTTAAATTATCAGAATCAGATGTATCTCCAATTAAAACATAATCAGAACCAACCGCTGTTACTGTTGATTTACCAGAGATTGCGGTTTTGTCAATAGTTAATGCGACTGAACCAGTTACTTCTCCTGTATGTGTTGCGTTAGTCACCTTAGCACTATTAATAAGAACAGATGTGGTGTTTGAAACAGTTGTATGAAAATTAGTTATATCACTCGCTATATGTGTGTGCCCTGGCTGTGATGCACTATCAGCAGTTGTACCCTGTGCAGCTGTTGCATAATCAGACGAATCAAAGGATTTAACTTGTGCCAAATTTGTTACCTCAGAATCCATTAGTGCTCCTGCTGCCGTAACGTTAGTTGTGTCAGTTACATTAGCACCAGCCTCTACTCCTGTGGTTGCCCCTACAGTAAGTCCTGCTGCTGTACCAGTAATGTTAGTCCCCACCAAAGCTGATGGAGTTCCAAGAGCCG